TGTGTTTATTGGCTATACAGGAAACAGCCTCTCCGCAGATTTGTCTATGGTGCGAGGGGGTTGGATCAAGCAAGAATGATTCCAAGATTTATCAATGCGCCGCCTGCCGGGGGACCGGCCGTAAATGCCATTCTGACCGCGCCAGAGCCGCCGTGATGCATGTTCCACGTGGAACCTGGAGGTATGTGTGGCAAGACCGTTATCGAGCCATACAAGTGCTCCTAGGGCGTTGGGAGGCAGTGGCTTTACAGCGCACGGTAAAACGCCTTGACATATAGCCCATCTCGTCTATTATTTTCCTAACCTTACCATGATAGCCGTTAGAGATTGCCCACTTACCGGGCAAGTTGTCGCTTCCAGATGTTCAATGTGTGGGCAGGCGTAAAACGCCTGGACATACTCGCCGTGGAAGGCCCGCCCAAGCTCACAAGGCGAGTCATCCAGATAAGCTGCATTGTGGCAATGGTCGCACGCCTGGAGATGTAGCTCCCAGATTTTTCGACAAGATTCGATATGCGTCATTTGATTGGGAATTATATAGATGACTCCCTCTGAGCTTTCTTCTTCCGGCGTGCGCGCTTCTTGGCCGGTTTGCTCTTGGGCTTCGGCCGATAGGACAGAACCTTGTCCACGATTCGGTCAAGTACGGCGGGCGGCTTCTTGCTCATTGCGTCAGCGCCTTGTAGGTGATGCGCTTGCCAACGGTCGCACACACGAAACTATCGAGGCGTTCCAGCGTGTGCCGCTTCACGTTGCCGTCATTCAGCCGGAACGCAAACTCGTTGACGTATCGGCCCAAGTGCTTGCGGCTGGTGTGGTGGTAAACGCCGAGTACCCCGCGCTTCATGACCGCGAACACGCTCTCGATGCTGTTGGTCGTGACGTTGCCGCGCACGTATTCCCCACCGCTGTGGTTGATCGCTTCGTGGCGGAAGAACAGGCCATCAAGCCCACTGTAAGCCGTCGCCTCGTCGGTGTGCAGCGTCGAGCCAACCGCAACACGCGCATGAATTGCACGGTGTACGGTGTCCAGGTTCACGTCGGCAATCGGCGTGGCAATCGTCTTGCCACCGCGCTCACGCATGCCGAGCACCGCAGCCTTACCGACTGCGCCGCGCCCGGCATTGAGTTTTTTTACGGTGTGCTTGTTCGCCTCCTTGCCGCCAAAATAGGTTTCGTCAATTTCAATGATGCCTTGCAGCTTGGCCAGATCATCGCCGCACGCCTCACGCAGGCGATGCAGGACGAACCACGCGGATTTTTGGGTGATGCCGATCTCCTTGGACAGTTGCAGCGAGGAAATGCCCTTACGGCTCGTTACAAGCAGGTACATGGCATAAACCCACTTTTGCAGCGGAACATGCGACCGCTCGAAAATAGTGCCGGTGCGAACGGTGAAATCCTCGCGGCAGGCATTGCAACGGTAATAGCCATCCTTGCGATTCGTCACACGTTCGCCACTGGCGCAGATTGGGCATTTCACGCCGTTCGGCCAAAGGCGCGACTCCAAATAGAGCCGCGCCGATTCTTGGTCGGGGAACAGCTTGAAAAGCTGAAATGTGCTGATAGTCAGGCTGTCGTTCATAAATCAGTCCTGCGACACGAGGTCTTGCAAATCGCAGAATCGTTGCGCCGCTGCGTCATCCTCAACAGACTCAGCGTGCCAGTAATTGCCGGGATTGCGCAGCGGTTGCTTAACTGCCGCGTCAAACAATTCTTCGGGCGAGAAATCACGCAGGTCATACCCGCTGTTCGCATCTTGGCCAAAGCCTTGTTCTTGCAGATAAATACCGGCATCGGCTTTAAACTCGAACATTTCGCATTCGCCTTTCTTGCCTGTGATGATGAATTTCATGATCTGAACTCCTTGGTTGATTTACCTAACCTACAATCAACATTGTACATAACTCCCTTGGGGAGTCAAGTACCTAACCAGACCAGCCGACGAACGGTAGGGAGTCATGTATATAAGTCCCATTTGATTAGTCCTTAGCATTTTTAACGATTGATTCAGCCAGGATCGCGGCTTTAATCCACGCCGTGCTGTCAGTCTCAAAGCGCGCCATGCCGATCATTCCCTCAAGTGCCGCCAGTAGTTCATAATGCGAGTTACAGGCGCGGACGATAGCGCGGGCGTTGGCGTAGGTGTCCTCCCAATCCACCGCGCAGGAATCGTTCGGGGTTGCTGCGGTTGCCACGAGGATCCCAGCACTGTTGGTAATGTACTGGGTCCCAGTCTCGTTTTTCCACGGCCAAGGGGTATGTGTAATTTTCATGATCATCCTCCACGTTGGAATAAGTGCCCCTCTATCGCCGGCATAACCGGGGGGGCGCGGTTGCTTGGAGACCGGTTGTCCGGTCTGCCGGGCCGGTGGCTAGCAAATCCCAGCCGATAGAGACTTTCCTGGCCTTTCCGTGGGCATGTCAAAAAACCTGTTGAGCAGTCCGGCGCGGATAGGGACTGAATCATCACTGGGAATGCGCGCAGTGCCGAAGGCATAAAAGTGTGCCTTCGGATCAATTTCGCATGCTTTCTTGCGCACCGCGTCCACCATATCCAGCGCCGCTTGATGGTTATTAGTGAATGGTCCTAAGAGCCGGTTCCACCTGTCGCCGTCAATGACAGTGACATAGTATTCGCCTGGCCTGCTATCCGCTGTCTGTGTCATTTTCCTAACCCTCCAAGGTTTACCGGGATCCGCCCGGCATCTACATAGGGTAGTGTAAGCCGTTTTACTGTTCAAGCTTCGCATCAACCGCTCGTCAGCCCATCGTAGCCATCCGTCAGTCCAAACCGACCGCTTGTAAAGCCCTACAGCGTCTGTAAAATGGCAGGGACAGGCAACGCTAGCGGGTATGGCAGAGATAACGCCCCAGCCGGCAAGGCAGGCGGTATAATCCAACCGATAAACGGTATATGAGGGAATGTTAATATCATGAGCGCGCAGGCATTGAGGAAATATATTCCTGGCCGGTCCACTCCCGGAAAACTCGCAGGAATAGACCCCGAGCGCCTCCTAGACCGCATTGCCAATGGTGATTACCCCGCTAATATTGCGCGTGAGCTGGACGTTTCACGCCCCGCGTTGCATTACAAGATTAGCGGCCACCCTGAATATCAATTATGCCGCGAGATAGGCATGGAGATCCGACTGGATGATGGGTTGGAGAAAGTGCACTCCGCGCCGGACCTTAACATTGCCCGCATGGAAGAGGTCAAACTCCGCCGCCTGGAATGGCGCGCAGAGCGCGAATTCCCGCACCGATGGGGCGTAAAACAGATGATCGCCGTAGTCCCGATTGCACTTGATCAGGTGATGACAGCTCGTGCTGCCGAGCTGCTTGCAATCATCGAGGGTGGGATAATCGCCGACGACAGCGAGATAATCGCCAGCGCTGACGTACATGCCGTGCAGGTACAGGGTACGTAACCGCGAGCGCATGGCCAGCAAGCGCAAGGCCCCCTCCGATCCACATAGCTAGGCTAGGTCAGTAGCTGGCGGGGGCGGGGTAGGGGTGAAATGGCAGAAAGCGTAGGGGTGTGTTTAGGGGTCCCCACACCCCCACACTCCCGCTATCCTCACACTCCCGCTATTCCCTCTACACCCCCACATTCCCTTTCTATTTTTTGGCGCGTAAAATTTTTTGATCAACTATTGGAGAGATTCATGGCTATACCTGGAGAACAAGAACATCTTGAGTATCTCGATTACGTCGAGAGACATGCAATGGGCGAGTTTGCCGGAAAGCTCATGACCAAGCCGGAATGGAGAGAGTGGAGAAAAACGCAAGCCCCTCCGAAACCAGCCCCGACTCCTCCAATTCCTCCCGGGGACCCCAGAACAGTGGGCGAAATGATTCAGTAGCAAGGCTTTTATGGAATTGACGGCTCGCTTGCGTTCTCTTTCGATGGGGAAAGTGATTTCCTACTGGGACCTTGTGGAGGAGGAAGGAAGAAAGACGAATAAACTACCGCAAGCGGTAAGGTTCTTGTGTCTGTCGGATTTGTTTTATCTGCTGGTTCGGGTTTGTGGCCGGAAGGATATGTTGAATGACTTCGCTTTTAGCCGGGTCAGGGAGATTGAGAAGGGGCCGGATGGTTATTTGGATCTTTGGTCCCGGGAGCATTATAAGGACCTAGCTGATTACACGCCAATGCTTACGGCAAATCGCGGTTGGACAACGCACGGCGAATTGAAGATTGGTGACCGGGTTTTCGCTCCGAGCGGCAAGGACGTTCCGGTCATTGCGCTTTCGGACAGATACACGACATCGGAATGTTACGAAATTACGTTCAGCGACGGTGCCAGGATCGTGGCCGGGGCGGGGCACCTGTGGAGATTGCGCCGCAAGATCAGGCGCCGCGTTGCAAACAACGATTTGGTTGAATTCGAGGAATACATTGCGAGCACCGCCGATATGATTGCAATCGGTGGAAGGCTGGACGTTGGGACAAGCGCCCCACTGGAGTTTGCCAGGGCGAATCTTTCCATTGATCCGTATTTACTCGATCGTGTGGTGCAGAAGATCGAGCGAGTACCTTCTGTGCCAACTCGCTGCATCCAAGTGGTTGGTGGGATGTACGTCGCCGGCCGTGAATTGGTCCCGACGCATAACAGCTCGATAATCACGTTTGGGCTGACCATTCAAGATATTCTGAAAGACCCTGAAATCACTTTCGGGATTTTCAGTCATACTCGGCCCATAGCCAAGGCTTTTCTCAGACAGATCATGCGCGAACTGGAGACCAATAGGGTTTTGCAGGGAGCTTTCCCGGATATTCTGTGGGGGGAGAATTTGAAGGAATCTCCGAAGTGGGCGGAAGACGATGGAATCATCGTCAGGAGGAAATCCAATCCGAACGAGGCGACGGTCGAGGCCTGGGGGTTGGTCGACGGACAGCCGGTATCCAAACATTTCAAGGTGTTGCTGTATGACGACATCGTGGTGCAGGCGTCGGTCAGCACTCCGGAGATGATCTCCAAAACCATGTCTCGCCTGGAGGAGTCGTATTCGCTTGGAACGGCTACCGGAAAAAGAAGATTCGCCGGCACCCGCTGGCACTTCAACGACGCCTACGGGACCATTGCGGAACGAAAAACCGCCGTTGTGCGGGAGCATCCCGGACGTATCGGGGGGACGGAAGACGGCGAATCGGTGTTCTGGACGGAAGATGTACACCGTCGGAAAAGACGGGACATGGGACCATATGTATATAGCGCGCAGGTTCTTCTACGACCGAAGGCCGACGCCTTGCAGGGGTTCAAGCGGGAATGGTTGAGAACTTATCAAACGATCAAGATGGAGGAATTGAATTGGTATCTTCTTTTCGACGCCGCCAATTCAAAGAAACGATCTAGTGATTACACGGCGGGTTGGGCCGTCGGGCTGGGACGGGATGAAAATTATTATTGTATCCCCATCGTCCGGGACCGATTGAATCTCAAGGAACGCGGCGACAGGGTTTTCGAGGCCCACAGAAAATACAAACCGAAACAGGTGCGTTATGAAAAATATGGCATGATGGCGGACATAGAACATCTTCATTCACGCATGGAGTATGAAAACTATCGCTTTGGAATCACGGAAGTCGGCGGCCAGACATCCAAATCGGATCGCATCAAGCGCCTGATCCCGCTATTCGTGGCCGGGAGAATCTGGCTGCCGGAATCCATGTATGTCACCAATTGGGAGCGCACTCCGATTGATCTGGTGCGATCCTTCATCGAGGAGGAATACATGGCGTTTCCGGTGGGGATGCACGAAGACGGGCTGGATTCGCTGTCTCGCATCTGCGAACCCGACCTGACCCTGATCTGGCCGATGGAAAAAAAGAAAGAAACAGGCAGACAATCTCCCAGTTACAACAATCAACACGTCGGTTGGATGGGATAATGGAAGAAGAAGATTTCCTGAAACTTGTTCGTGACCGATACAGCCGTTGTGTCGAGGCCGACAGGGAGAATCACGCGCGGGCGCGGGAGGCTCTCGATTTCCGCGATCTCAAGCAATGGGATGAACAGGTTAGAGCGGAGCGCGAAAACGACCCGGAGGGGAAAAGACCGTGCCTTGTCGTTGATAAGCTCAATCAACACATCATGCAGGTTGTCAACGACGGACGGCAAAATCGTCCACAGATCAAGGTCAGACCCGTTGACGATGGCGGGGACATCGAGGTCGCCAGAATTTACGACGGAATATTGAGACACATCCAGGACAGGTCGAGGGCGGATGTTGCTTATGACACGGCCTTTGAATGCGCGGTGGACGGCGGTTTCGGGTTTTGGAGAATCCTGACGGAGTACAGCGATCCGAAATCCTTTGATCAGGAAATCAAGATCAAGCGAATAAGAAACAGGTTTTCCACCTATTTGTCTCCGGAAAGACAGGAGCCGGACGGCTCTGACGCGGAATACGGTTTCATTCTTTACAAAGTCCCGAAGAAAGACTTCGAGGTTGAATTCGGCGTGAAAGGCAAGGACGCCCTTCAGGGATTCGAGACCGAGGGAAAAGAATTCACCGAATGGTATGGCGGTGACTGGGTTATCTACGCGGAATATTTCTGGAAAGAACGAACGAAAATAAAGATCGTTCTTCTGGAAGACGGGTCAATAGGGGAAGAACACGAATTTCCCGGAGCCCCCATCAAGGCTGAACGTGAAAGCGAGAAGATAAAAATTCGCTGGAGAAAGCTGACCGCCACGAAAATCCTCGAAGATGGGGAATGGATAGGAGACTCCATTCCCATCTATGAGGTCATCGGTAACGAACTGGATGTCGAAGGCAAAATCTTGCGTTCCGGCCTTATCCGGCCGGCGATGGACGCGCAACGGGCAGATAATTACGCGGTTTCGGCCTTCATTGAAAACGTCGCCTTAGCTCCGAGGGCGTCCTATGTCGCCGCCGTCGGGCAGGTGGAGGATAACGCCGATTTATGGAAGTCCGCGAATCGAAGAAACATCTCGGTTCTTCCGTATAAGCCCGTCTCCGTGGACGGCGTTCTGGTCGGCGCGCCACGGCGTGAAGCACCTCCCGGAGTCAGTACCGGATGGCTGTCCGTTATGGAGCAGTCGGAACACAATATCCAGGCTTCGATGGGGCGCTATAACGCGACTCTTGGGGCGCCGTCGAATGAGACTTCCGGCAAGGCCATTCAGGCTAGAAACCGCGAGGGGGATACCGGAAGTTTCCATTTTTCGGATAATTTTGCGAGAACCCTCCGGAGAACCGGGCAGGACATCGTTGACATCATTCCGAAGATTTACGATACCAAGAAAATCGCCCGCATCATCGGCGAGGACGGTGAATTGAGCAACGCCATGATTGATTCGAGTCTCGCGGACGAAAACGGGAATCCAGTCCCTTCCGCTGAAAAATCCATCAACGGAAAGATTCAAAAAATCTATAATCTCGGAGTCGGAAAATATGACGTGACGATAGTCGCCGGTCCCTCCTACACGACCCGAAGACTCGAATCCGCCGATGCCATGATGGAGATTTCTCGTGGGAACAAGGAATTCATGTCGCAATTCGGAGATATTATCTTCAAGGCTCAGGATTGGCCGGGCGCGGAGAAGATTTCCGAGCGATTCAAAAAAATGCTTCCTCCGGAATTGAAAGACGAAGAACCGAATAATCTGGAAAAACAAAAAGGGCAAATTCAGCAGGCGACTCAAATGCTGGGACAAAAAGAGGCGGAAATAAACAACGCTATGCAACAGATTCAAGAACAGTCCCAAATGATCGCGGGGCAAGAACAACAGTCTCGGGAAGCGGAGCAAAAAGCAAAAGACGCGATGTCCAGGGTCCAGCAAGAGGTTGAGAAATTGAATACGATCATGGCTTCAATCGAAAATGAAAAATCCCTGTTCGCGCTGCAAAAGAAACTTGCGGAAAAAGAATTCGAAATCAAATCCGCCACGCTGGAATCCGAAAAAGAAATCGCGGCTGCGGAAGCCAATTTACTGAAGGCGCAACTGGACGCCAAACTGAAGGAAATAAACGATCTTCAAAAAGAATCGCTGGAAAACACGCAGTCCGCTGAAACCATCCAAAAAGCAGTTCTGGAAGCCCTGGATAGAGTAGCTCAGGTCGTGACGGCCCCCCGCCGGCTGATTTATGACGAGGCCGGTAATCCGGTGGCTTCCGAGTCCACGTTGAACTGAAATGGCCGCCGGCGACATCACGTTTTATAATAAATGGAAAAAAGCCCAGTGGGACGCCGGGCTTACTTCCACGCCGGTTGATCTCGATACCGATACAGTCTCGGTTGCGGTGATGAACGATACATTTTCACCGGATACCGGAGATTCATCCGCCCAAGTCTACTGGGGGGACATCTCGGCCAATCAGGTTGCGACCGGAGCGGCTTATACCGGACCAATCGCCCTTGCCACGAAAACCGTGACGTTATCCAGCGGGGTAGCTGTATTCGATGCAGATAACATCGTCATCGCCCAAGACGCCACCGGGTTTACGAACGGAAGGCGGCTCGTGATATTCAAAAACACAGGCACTCCTTCGACTTCGCCGTTATTGGCGGTTGGCGATTTGGGAGCGAATAAGTCTATAGTCTCCGGTTCGCTGACATTCTCCTGGGCCGCAACCGGTATCTTTAGGAAAACATAAATGACTGATACTCTAACAAAAACTCTGTGGGACGCCGGCGCGGTGGTAGCCTCCGACGACATTGGAGGTATTCACTATCCAAGGGTAAAGCTGACTTCTGGCGCGGATGGCGCGGCTAACGATGCATCGCCGGTCAATGCTATTCCCGTGGCTTTCTTCCGCGACGCCGCTACTCATTCCGACCTGACTACTACTCCGCTCGCGGGAAGCGGATCGTATACCACAGCCTCGTTTGATTCGTTCAGTAAAGGTGCTTTTGTAACTCATCATATTTTTGCGGATCAGAATGGCACTCATTATTTCGAGGAATCCGTTAATGATGTGAATTGGAATATTCTGGACGCCGACTCAGTAATAGCAAACGATCCGTTCGATGAACACCATATTGTCGGTGCGCGGTATTCAAGAATCAGATACGTAAACGGCGCTGTCGCGCAGACGGTATTCCGGCACCAAAATATCAGTCGCGTCGTAGGCGCGCCACACAATGTAGGCATTTCTCCAGCCGATAACGTAATTGCCGGAGACTATACAAACAACGGAAGTGCTCCCGGCGCAGACGCCCAGCTTGTCTTGTCAGCAATCGCCAACGCGGCCGCACCAAGCTACACAGAAGGTAATGTAGTTCTCCCGAGAGTCACCCTGTCGGGAGACACCGCCGTTACGCTCGACGGCGAATCCGTAGTTGTTACGGCCACAAATCTCGATGTCAGGGATTTAACCTCGGCGTCCGATTCCGTGGCGGCAGTCTCGGCGGGAGACATTGCTCACGATGCGGCGGACTCCGGCAATCCGGTAAGCATGGGTGGCATCGCCAGATCGGCGCTTACCTCGGTTGCCGCACTTGACCGCGTCAAGTCTGTTTTCGATCTTCAAGGCCGTCAGATTGTCAGAGCCAATGCCCCGCGCGGTTTAAGAGTCACGAATACCATCACGCTGACTTCAACCACGGAAACAACACTACTTGCGGCGGCAGCTTCGACTTTCCATGACCTCACCAAACTTTGGATTAGCAATACATCGGCAACGGCTGTGCGCGTGGATTTTCGAGATACAACAGCCGGTGCAGTAAGATTTTCATGGTATGTCCCGGCCGGACAGCCAGTGGGGTTCACGGATTCTAACGACCCAATAGAGCAAGCGTCGGTGAATACCAACTGGACGGCGCAACTGTCGGCGGCGGTGACTGACGTAAGAATTTTCGCGGCTGCTGTAAAAAATATTTGAGGAATAGCGAATGAAACTACAACTGATTGGAACGACCCTCCTGAAAAAGAAAGGAGTGCCTTTATATAGGATGGCAAAATATCTTTTCCTGAACGCAGATCATGTGGAGCCGATGGAGTTCAGTCATCCACCGGAAATGACCGAAGAGGAGATTATTAAAGATATTCCGCAGATGCTAGCTAAGATCATAGAGCATCATGCGAATTTGATTGCCGATGGTTATAAATGGCACGTCTACGAACAGAAATGGCATAAGTAATGGCGGTCTCGCTCAGAGCAGTAGGCACCTATACCAGCGGCACGGCGAATCTCACGCCGGGCATTCCTGCGGGTGCCGTAACCGGCGATATGATGCTATGTTTCTACGGCACCAAGCCCTACAGCGATGCGCCTACTATAAACCAAGCCTGGAACACCTATGGGAGTGCGACTGACGGCACGGTGGCGGCAGGCGTAGATGTCGGTTCGATGCAGGTAAGGGTTTTCTGGAAGAAGCACACCGGTAGCGAGACAAACCCGACGATCACCAATGGTACTAATAACGTTTCCGGCTGCGTCATCATCGTGTTTCAAAATGCGACAGGATCGTGGGAGATAGCCGGAGCGGGAGGTGGAGATAATACCGCCGGTACGGGATTTTCGGTGACTGCCGGGAGTAATCCCGGTATTACTGTCGGGGACATGCTCGTGGCTTACGCCGCGCTCCGCTCCGACGCGGCTACTCAGTCTGCGATCGGTGTCACCGCGACCAGTGCGACCATAGCGGCTTTCACGGAATCACCTGCGGCTGACCTGGTGACTACTGCCGGCGGCGACATGGCGATGTCGGGTGGGTACGCCGCCTGCACGGCGGGCACGGCCACCGCCGCGCCGGTGTATGCCTCGACGCTGGCTGCTGCGCACACGGGTTCGGCATACATAATGCGGCTGCGCGAGGCGGCGGCTACATTTATACGTGCCTCTACTTTACCGATGATGGGAGTCTAATGGCAACCGTAACAATTACATCCATTGTTGAAACAGACGATCACGTGGAGTTCGCATGCTCATTTTCAGTAACTACTCCCGTGCTTTCGTGGGCCGAAACATTAGTGTTTGGGCGCGACCGCGTGAGAGGACTGACTCAGGCGCAGATGCGTGATGAAGTTTTGTTCCCCTTGTGTCAAGAAATAGTGTTGGGACGAATAGGCGTCAATAGGGCGCAAATTGCAGGGAATTCTATATTGAACGTGGCACAGACGATTCCTAATACGCCCTGAGACAGTAAGTAAATGTTTACCCCCATATTAGCCACTACCGGAGCGGCTGGGGAAACGGTTAATTTCAATGCCACGACAATCGCATTAACCGCCCCCTCATTCGGGATTGATGAGGCGTTTGTATTCAATCCGGCGACACTGACGCTTACTTCTCCGTCGTTCAGTATTGATGAGGCGATTGTTTTTCTTTCTTCCGAGATTCTTGTTTCCGGAGAGGTTTTCACCGTTGAGAGCGCGGAAGAAATCACGGAAACATTCAGCGGTGGATACATCCACGCCACTCTTGCGGAAAGAAACCTCCTTCGATCCAGAAATAAAAAAGAAGATGATCTCGCGCTTCCAATCGAATTGAGGCAAGTAGCCGAACAAGCGGTAAAAGATTCGATTAGCGCGTCTTTTTTTGACGGATGTTTGACGGATGAGAGAGAGCATCTTCTTCAGGCGATGGAAGCGTGGGAATCTTATGACGAAGCTTACAGGCGGGCGTATAAAGACGCCTATATAGCCGAAATCGTCAAAGATCGCTGGCTGGCGGAAATAAAAAGAGCCAGACGCAATCGGGCGGTAGCATTACTTTTATTACATTAAAGCCAACAGGAGACCATTCATGGCTGAAGTAGAAGCAGTTGTAGCTGATGCTGGAGTTCCCCCGGAAACACCTGAAATAAAAGAAGTCCCGGAAGAAAAAAAGGAGATTCCTCCTCCTAGAACTTATACTCAGGAGGAACTGGATCGCATCACCGCGAAGGTGAAAAAGAACGCCCGCTATCAAACTCGCAAGGAGATAGAGGCGTTCTATCAGGGTCGTGATTCAAGACCGGAGCCCAGAATCGAAGCCGACGGAACTAAACCTCCGGAACGTGGAGATTATGGCACCTACGAAGATTTTCTGGATGCAAAAGCCGCCTTCATGGGCGGCAAGGCCGCACAAGAAGAGCGTGCAAGAATTGACGAACAGACAATGGAAGCGAAATTTATCGAAGAACAGCAGAAAATCTTCGATGGATTTCGGTCTAAGACGCAAGAAAAGTATCCGGACTTGGAAGAGCGGCTGGAGGAAATCTCCGATGTCGTCATGCCGGCGGGCATGGGACGAGCCATCGCCGAATCCGATGTCGGGCCGGATATTCTCGATTTCTTTGCAAGAAACCCCAAAGACTGCAAGCGCATCGCGGCGCTTTCACCGTCTTCCGCCGTGCGCGAGATCGGCAAGCTGGAAGCCAAATTAGAGGCTAAGCCGGAACCGAAAAGACAAGCACCATCCGCCCTGCCTTCTCCCATAAAACCAGGCTCTGGAAATGAGTCAGCTACGCCAAAAAAGTTGATTGAAATCTCCAGCCAGGAAGAATTCGAGAAAAGAAGAAGGGCGCAAATCGCCGCAAGGCATTGATTAGCATTCCAAGGAGTAAATAATGTCAAATATTTTCAAAGTTACCGATTTAGTAGCGAAAGAATCGCTCAGAATCGCCCATGAAAAACTTCAGATGATTGGCACCGTTGATCGCCAATACGATGAAGATTTCAAAATGAACGGCCGGAGTTCGCCCCATGGGGCCACTCTCCGCGTCAAAGATCCCAACCAGTATACCCGCCGCACGGGCAACGCCATGGCGGTTCAGACTCAGGCGGAAAGCACTCAGACCATTACCGTCGCCACCCTGGATGGCGTGGACATGGGGTTTACCGCGTCTGAGTTGATTCAATCGGTTGATAACGACGGCGCGTTCGACGATTTGTCCAAGAACTATATCCAACCGGCCATTTCGGGGCTTTGCTCCGGCATTGAATCGGATGCGATTGCGTACTGGACAAAAGCCACGGCGAATATCGCCGGGACTGCCGGCACCGCTCTCACCGATCTTGTCGTCCCCGGTGCTGCGCGCGCCAAGCTGAACCAGAATGCCGCCCCCAAAGACGGCAATCGGTACATCATGGCCGATTCCGTGACGATGGGTGGGATGGTCAATGGCCTGAAGGGTCTCTTCCAAGATTCGGCTCAAATCAAGGAACAGTATCGTGAGGGCATGATGGGCCGTACCGCGATGGCGGATTGGTACGAAAATGACCGTATGTGGACTATGCCTAACAGTGCTGACGTGGCTGGTGAAATAAATGCCGGTACGTTAACTTCAGGCATTACTTCACTGACCGTTGATGGTTTTACCGCTGCGCCGGTGGAAGGAATGGTTTTTACCATTGAAGGAACGTATGACGTTCACCCTGAAACCAAAGCGGCGTTTTCTAACCTGAAACAATTCGTATGTTCCGCCGGATGCACCACGACTAACCTTGTGTTCACACCGGCTGTAATTTACGACACGACCAATCCCAAGCAGAACTGTTCCGGCGCTCCGACAGATAACGACGACATTACATTTGTGGGTGCTTTATCCACCAACTATGTCCAAAACCTGATGTACCACAAGGAGGCGTTTCAGTTCATCACGGCTCCGTTGCCGGTTCTGGACGATGCTCAAAAATGCGTCAGGGTTACTAAAGACAATCTTAGTCTTCGCGTCTGGATGGCGTCCGATATTCGCAATAATGAGTTGCTGATGCGGGTGGACATTCTATACGGTTTGGCGGCGCTGCGTCCTTCATGGGCTTGCCGCATGATCGGTGCTGCCGGCTAACACAACTTATTATAGGAGCTAAAACATGACTACACCTACGGATATTGAACGTATTTCCTATGGCGGCCCCACGGGGTCTTTGCAACTCGGCGAACATCGTCAAGTCATTCAGGGCGTCGGGGCGACCCGCACTCTGTTGGCAAAGGAATCCGGCGCTCTCTGCCTGCTCGATAGAGCGGCGGGCGTCGTTTATACCTTGCCAACCCCGGTTGAGGGGATGCGGTTCGAATTTCTGGCGACAGTCGTCAGAACCTCGAACTCCTATAAAGTCATCACGGCTGCGATTACCACGCAGTTCATGGTCGGAGCAGTAATGGCTGGCGATCCGGCTATTGCCACTTCGGGTGATGTCTTCACGGCTGATGGCACGACTATCGCCGCCATTACTTGTGACGGTGATACCAAAGGCGGGTTTATCGGCGAACATTATACCCTCACGGCCATTAGTGCTACTCAGTGGGCGATTGAGGGCATGGTGATCGGGACCGGCACGATGGTTACTCCGTTTACCGCCACTTGATTGTTTAACTAACAACCCCGCCTCGATAATGGGGCGGGGATTTTTTTGGGTGAAAAATGGATACACTTTTTCAAACACAATCTCCTGGCATATCTATTTCAGTAACGTCAACGGCGTCAACGGCCGTTGCGCTCCCAGTGACAGACATTTTGGATAGTCTTGTCCAAGGACAATCTCATCTAAGGGTTGTCAATGAAGGGCCGAATATCGCCTTCATCGCGGTCGGCAAAACAACGGCTACCGCGACCCTGCCAACGGCCACAGCGGCAAAAACTTGTGACGCTGTTTTAGCTGGTGAAGATATGATTCTAACTCTTTCTCCGAATGCTCGTTATATTTCGGCTATTTGCCGGGCGGCGGGAATTGCGACATTATCAGTTTACGTCGGGAGGGGCCAATAATGTTCAGGGGCGGCGGTTTTTCTCAAAATATCGGGGCGGCGACTTCAGCGACGGCGGTCATGGTCAATGGAGATACCATCTTTACCATTGCCAATGGTCCCATCGAGATTATTGATCTTCTCTCAGAATGTATCACGGCCAACGGCGCAACGGCTTCAACCATGCAATATCAGTCAGTTCCCACGGTGGGAACTGCGACCACGTTTTCAGGCGCCTCGGCGGCCCTGACATCGGCAACGGCAGGAACCACGGTTCGCCTGGCTCCGACCGCTCTGACGACGGCTCCGGTCGTCGTGGCGGCTGCGGCCGGCGGCGTTCAACTGGGGACCAACGTCGCCAATCGAATTACCGCTCAGCCCGGCACGATCAAACTTGTCATCGGTGTTGGGTCAACCACGGGAACATGGAAGCATTACTTGACCTATCTTCCGCTGGCTCCTAGTGTCACGGTTTCATAAGGATCATACATGCCTATCAGAATGACACACCCGCGCCACGGCACTACCCATGCCGTCGGCGCAGAAGTGGACTGGAACAAAAAACATGGATGGGTTATTGATGAGGGGCCAAAAATAGTCTCCGAGGTTAAGGAGATTGAGGAGATTAAACCGATGAGACGCGGGCCCGGCCGTCCAAGGGCAGTCAAGGCGGAATAAACGATGGCGACTGCGCTAGCTATCATCACCAGGGCCATGCGGCTTGCGAGAGTTCTTCGTAAGGGAGAACCATTGGATTCCGATGAATCCACCGATGGATTGGTGGCCTTGAACACCATGTTGGATTCATGGCAACTAAGCCGGTTGTTTGTTTATCAGATAGTCCAAAATTCGCACACATGGCCCGCCTCGACATCTCTCCGCACTATTTTGAGAATTGGAAATTTCGCCGTACAGCGCCCCGTTAAAATAGACGGCGCTTTTGTCATGGATTCCAATTCTCAATGGTATCCGGTTGATGTTTTGACTGATCGCAATCAATATGACGCCATCGTCACAAAGACAGTAACAAGCACCCTGCCGAATTACCTGTTCATGGATTCCGCCTATCCACTGGCCTCAATTTATCTCTATCCCGTTCCTTCCGTTGTGGTCACACTTAAACTCAATACCTGGCAGACACTTCAATCGTTCGCTGGATTAACCACTGAGCTTGCGCTGCCTCCGGGTTATCAGCGCGCCATCGAATTCAGCTTGGCGGAGGAATTCGGGCCGGAATTCGGAGTGGAAATTCCGGGGAAGGTGGAACAAATTGCCGTGCAAGCACGGGCAATCATACAAAACATGAATCGTCCCTCGATGATCGCGCAAGTAGATAGTGGGGCTGCATCGTTGGGTCAATCGGGCGGTAGGCGGAATATATATAGTGGTGGGCTATAATGCCCATTGTCCCGCTTTTTAGAGCCAATCAAGAAGGAAAATCCGTTGTCTCCACGGCTCAGCGACATCTTAATTTATATGCCGAGATAGACCCGGATGCGGAAAAATCCAGATTGATTTTTCATGGTACTCCTGGATTGATTTTGAGGGCCGGGAGTTCGTTGGGGAATACGCCGATTCGAGGTTGGATTGCCGCCGGTGATTTATATTACCTTGTTCATCAAGGTACGTTTTACGAAGTCAATAATGCCGGAGCGAAAACATCAAGAGGCACTGTTAGCACCACTACCGGACGAGTGGACTTGGCTTATAACGGTTCGGTTATTTTATTGACTACCGGAACCAATGGATACACATATACCGTCGCTACCACGACGTTCGCGCAAATCGTGGCGGCGGGATTCCCGCAAATCGCAAAAACCTGTGCTTGGCTGGATGGGCAATTTATCGCCGATGACGGAGAATCTGATGAATTTTTCATCTCGGCGGATGGAGCGACTTGGAATGCGCTGGCTTTTGCCACCGCTGAATCAAATCCGGACGGAATAGTCCGGATCATTTCCGACAATGGTGAAATTCCTCTCTTTGGAAAAAGCACGACGGAATTTTGGGCGAATGTCGGCGCGTCTGATTTCCCATTTCAACCCATTAAGGGGGCAACGCAGGAATTCGGACTGGTCGCCAGATGGTCGCTTGCAAAATTCAATTCCGGTCTAATTGCCTTGATGAAATCCAAGCAAGGACAAGCGCATGTCATGTTTTTTCAAGGATATGCTCCCAAGGTTGTTTCGACTCAGGAATTGGATTTTATAATAAATAATTATTCCGATGTCGCCGCCGCTACTGGGTATTCTTACATGCTGAACGGTCATCCGATGTACCAGCTCAATTTCCCGACCTCCGAAAAATCCTGGCTCTATGATGCATCCACCGGAATGTGGAGTGCATTGGAATATGGGCTTTCGGGAGACAGGCACCGTGGGGAAATGTGTTTGGATTATTTGAATAAATCCCTGATCGCGGATTATGCCACGGGCGATATATATGAACTTAGTCCAGGTACATATACGGATAATGGCGTCGCCATCGCGCGGGAGATCATTGGGCGGCATATTTTTAAGAACGGCGATCCCATGATCATAAATGAATTGTTTGTTGACATGGAAACCGGCGTGGGATTGGCGGCTGGACAGGGCGTGAACCCCCAAGCCATGCTTCAAATAAGCCGCGATAACGGCCATACGTGGGGGAATGAACTTTGGACCTCCATCGGTGCTATTGGGAAATATCTAACCAGGGTCGTATGGAGACGGCTGGGACTTGGAAGTGATTGGTTGTTCAAGATACGGATAACCGATCCGATCAAGGTGGTAATTACATACGCGGCGATGAAGGTATCCGGATGACCATCAATGCCCCCCCCCTTGCGAGTCAGATTTCGACGAGGAAAGAAACGGTGATATGGCCGAGGCCCTGGGGGAATTGGATGACACAGGTATTTTTGGCCCTGTTTGGGTGGACCAGGACTTATACCGGCGTCCTGACTTATGATTTTGGGTCAATAGCGGCACAATCCCAGGCGACCACCACGGCGACGATCACTGGCGTAAGATCGGGAGACGCTTTGATCGTAAGACCGGCCACGGCGGTAAACGGGGTCATTCTGGATGGATCCGTGACGGCTGATGATGTCGTGACGATTAGGGCGGTGAACTATAGTATCGGCGCGGTTGACCCTGGATCGCAAAATTATCGAATCATCGTTTTTCAACAATGAGGGGCTATGGTTGAATTCATGTTGCTCGCCGCCCCGCGTTCCGGCACGACTTGGTATAATAATGGCTTACTTTCTAAGGAGTGCGCCATGAAAGATTACCAATGCAGCGTTTATGGATGCGAAAAGAACTCATCAAGATTAAAAATGTGCGATATGCATTACCGCAGGCTTAAACGACACGGGAATCCCGATATTGTTTTACAAGCTAAGGGGCTTTCTCTAAAGCAACGTTTTTATAATTCAGTAATAGTAAAAGATGGGTGTTGGGATTGGTCTAAAAAAATTAATAGCAATGGCTATGCAGCACTTTTTTTCGATGGGAAATGGATGACAGGAAACAGAGCTTCTTGGATATTACACATAAGTAGTATTTTGCCTGGGATGCATGTTTTACATAAATGCGACAATAGAAAATGCACTAATCCTGATCATCTTTTTTTGGGATCAAATAGTGAGAATGTTGCCGATAAGGTAAGCAAGGGAAGGCAATATAGAAAATATGCCAGTATGTGCTCCATAAATGGATGTGAAAATTCATCTAGAAAACTAGGTCTTTGCGTTTCTCATTACAATAAGCAATATCACGAAAATGTTAAAAAACATGATTGAATTTATGGTATTGAGTGCGCCGAGATGCGGCAGTACATGGTGTGCTAACTGGTTGACTACGGACACAACCCTGTGTCTACACGACCCGTTGTTCACCAGACACTATACGGAATTGGATGAAATCCAGACAGAAAAACACCTTGGAATTTCTTGCACCGGGTTGGCTTTATTTCCGGAATGGGTGAATAAACATCCGGCGCGAAAAATCGTGCTGCATCGTGATATAAACGAAATCAACGAATCTCTCTCTGATCTGGGGTTCCCCGAAGTGGACATTGATTTTATCTTGAAACTGGAATCCATCGAAGCCATTCATCTACCATGGACTGATTTATTTGATCGTCCTGATTTCATCCACGAAACACTTTTACAATTGCCATTCGATGCTGAACGGCATGCCCTGTTGAAGGAAATTGAAATGCAACCGAAATTCGACAAACTTACCGTGAATCACGATGTAACGCGGCGATTCTTGAATAAGATCGCAACAGGAGGATGCTGATATGCCTTGGGGTTCATTGGTAGGAACAATCGTCGGCGGGATGATCGCGGGCGACGCCGCCGATGATGCTTCGTCGGCGATGACGGGCGCTTCCAAGGAAGCCATCGAGGAACAAAGACGACAATACGACCAGACACAAGCGAATCTCGCCCCATGGTTGACTTCCGGACGGGCGGGCCTTACGCGAATGTCTCAACTTCTCGGTCTTCCTGGATTTTCCGCCAAGGATCAGGCTTTGACCGCCTTGGGTGGGGAGCCATCACGGGAATCGTTTACCAGCGCGGGAGGAGGAATTTCCCCCGAACATTGGAATATTTTGGATCAAGCGGCAAAGGAAGAATATAACCGGCAGCACGGTCGCTTTATAATGAATTATGCCGCCCCAGATTATGAAAGAAAATTTGACCAAGCTGGATACGACGCGGCACTGAAGGACTGGAATTATAAAAGGACCGCTGCTGAGAGCCTTAAAGATGAAGCCGATTTCGGCGCACTGAACAAGAAATTCACCCTGGCGGATTTTTGGGATGATCCGATAACCAAGTCGTCTTATCAATCGGGATTGGACTTGGGAACCGAAGCCATTGATCGTATGACCGGAGCCAGGGGCACGCGAAAATCCGGCGCGACGCTGAAAGAACTGTCACGATTCGGAACCGACTATACCGGACAGAAAGCCGGGGAATCCTATAATAGATTCTACGGCGATCAAGAAAGGACTTTGAATCGCTTGGCCGGCATCTCCGGCACTGGGCAGACAACCGGGCAATATCTTGGCGATACGGGCGGTCGTACCAGCGCAAACATCGGTAATCTTTTGACTAATGCCGGTTCTGTCAGGGGCGCGGCGGCGATCCGACAAGGAAATATCTACGGCGGGATGGCGCAGAATATAGGAGATTGGTACACCCAAAAATCTTATAACGATGATGGTTCCCTCGATAGAAGCCAATCTTCAGCGACATCAACTTGGTATCCATAGGAACTAGCCATGCCACTTGATCCATCAATTTTTAATCAACTCGAAATGCCTCGGGCTCCATTGAACCCGATGGACCTGGAAAGAGACAGGCTGGCAAATACCGCCTTGCAACAGAAGTCGGTCGCCGGCTCACTTGCCCTTCATAGGGAGGCGCTTGTCAACGTAACTGATCCGACCCAAGCCGCCAAATGGATAAGGGACGGGTTCAATGATCGCAATCTAAGTCCTATTCTGCAAAAAGCCGGCTCCCCGGAAGAAATAATTTCACGAATCCCTCAAGACCCGAAAGGATTCGCCGACTGGATAAAACGAAATGCCCTTGGGCTGGAAAAGTATTATGAATTGACAATGAAGCCTCAGAAATCTGGGTCATCTCCCATGCAACAAAGAAAATTCGATAAACAAATTTCTGATGATTTTAAATCAACGGGACAAGCGATGCAGACAATGGCGGAAATAACCAACGCCATAAAGACAGTCCGTGCATCCAAAGGATTATCGGCGAGAGAAGGTTATACCGGATATATTCCCTCCCTCCTTCAGGGCCCGGAAGCCATGAGCGCCCAAAATCGCATCGAAACACTCAAGGGGAAAGTTACCCAAATGGGGAAAGCCATGGCCACGATGTCCGGCGCAATAGGACCAATGGCGGTCCAAGAATGGAAAATCGTCGCTGATGCCATAAATGCAATAGACCCAACAGCGGGAAATTTGGAAGAACAACTTTCAAATATAGAAGCACAAGCGATGGGCGCGTCGGAAAGAATAAAAGATTCGTATGACAGAACTTATGAAAATAAGTTCGAGAATTATCCGCAGTTTGAAACTGGGAATATAAGAATATATCCATCAACAACATCCCCTCGATCAAAACCAACGAATGTCCCCCTATCTCCAGCGCCAACGTCCCCGCCGCCTCAATCGCCTTCGCCGCCTCGTTACAGCAGAGAGCAAATCGAGGCTGAATTACGTCGCAGAAAGGTCATAAAATGACCGACCTATCTTCCATGTCCACCAAGGACTTGATGAAGATGCGCGAGGAAGCATCGCTGACAGAGCTATCTTCCATGTCCACCGAGGACTTGATGAAGATGCGTCCCCAGATAACGTCATCTCAAGTCATGTCCCTTTTTAAGGGGGGGAAGCCGGTTGACGATTATCCTGTTCTGGCTTCCCCCATCGCTCGCGCGGGGTTGGGGGCTTATCAAGCCTTTATGGCCCCCATCCAACTGGGGGCGAATGTAGGTGAAAAACTGGCTGATATATCCGGAGCTACCGATTTAAGTCGGCTGGTTAAAAAGAAGCTGGGCATACATACCGGCGGGAAGCCTCTTCTGAGCGCGGGGGGGCTTAATCAAACTTTAGGTGGATTGGAGGCCGCAAAACGCCAAGCCATGGCGGCAAGATCGGGAAGGCCGGTGGGAGAGGAATGGGATATAGCCGGGCTTCTTGGTTCTTTGTATCCTGGAACGATGGCCTATAAAAGCATAGCCGGAGCTTTGCCTAAGGTCATTTCAGAACAAGCCCCTTCCCTGACAGGTCGCACTGTCGGGAGGATGCTTACGGGCGGCGGCACGGCGGCGCTTACTATCCCAGTAACTTCAGGTGGCGAGGATTTCTTTAATGAGAAAGGAATTCAGACCGGGATCGGCGCGGCTGTCCCCGTGGCGGCGTCTACACTAATTTCACTTCTCAAGGGGACGGGAAAGATCGGCGGTAAGATTTATTCGACTTTGAGAGACGCCGCGCGTCTTCATACTAAGACAGGTCCGCAAAAAATAGCCGAAGCTCATTTCCAATCCATCGCCAAGGAAGGCGGAGAAGAAGCCACGGGAAAGACGGTTAAATCACTGTTACAAGCAGAGAAGATATTAAATAAACCGACTTCTGCCGAGGCGATAGCGGCGGGGAATATCGGCAAGGGCGAAAGATTCGGTGGACCGGTGGTGCGTTTGCAGGAAGAACTTGCAAGCCTGCCGGAGACAACCACCAAACTTCGTAGTATCGAGGCTGCACAAGAACAAATCCGAAAAGGTGCTATTGAGAATATCGCCAAGGGCACATCGGCGGAATCGGCGCTGCTAGAGCGCACAATTGCGGCGGCGAAGAATTACGACAAGGCGTTTTATAGAACTATAGATGGAAAGAAAATTCCTCATACGGCAACTCCAGACCGAGAATTGCAAACAATTTTCGATAAATTTGGAAACGATACGCCTAAAATTCTTGGTCGCGCCAAGGATTTGGCTGTCAAAGACGGCAAACAATTCAAAATTGGCGCGAAATATCCTATTGAATCTCTCCATTTTACAAAAATGGCGCTCGATGACGTGATAAAAAATCCAGAACAATTCGGCATCGGCGCTTCCGAGGCCAGAGCCTTGGCAAGAACGCAAGGGGAACTTGTAAAATGGATTGGAGCCAAATCCAAGGCTTATGATTTTGCCCGGCAGGAACACAAGCGGCTTTCGGAGATTCTGAATCGCACTAAGGCCAGGGATACACTGGCGAATATTCTTACGGGGCCAAAAGGGGAAGAAAGAGCGACACAATTCTTGAATGCTACCAGAGATATTCCGAAGACTTTCAAGAAAGCAACGGGATCGCAACGATACGCGAAATTGGAAGATATTTTATTGCCGAATGAAACGATGCTGGTCAATAAAGTAACCCGTGAATTGGAAAGAGAAGCCATGGCAGGGAGAATGGCGAAGGAAGTTAATCTTCCAGGCGCAGTCAACCCAGTAACGGGGAAAATGGAAAGTTTGCCGCAGATGTTGTGGACCCCAAATATGATTGCAAAATGGGTCATGCGAATCAGCGGCAGGGAAGGCGATAAGGAAGTAAACAAAATTGCCGCTGACATCGCCGCCAATCCATCTCGCGCGGCCGAAGTAATCAGCAGGCTTCCTTCCAGATTGCAAACTATGGGCAAAAATCTTTTATCCGATTTGGATGAATTCCTGAAAACCGAAATAGCAAAAACCGCCGCCATTCAGGGCACGAACAGATTGAGAGAATAGGATAAAACATGGCCGTCAAATTATTATTCAACGACATCCCGGCATTTTTCGATTCCAACGGCGACCCGCTCAACGGCGGTAAGTTGTTCACCTATGCCGCCGGTTCCAGCACCAAACAAAATACTTATACGACTTCCGCTGGAACAGTCGCACACGCCAATCCCATTATTCTCAATTCCAGGGGAGAACCCGCCAATGCGATATGGGGAACAGTTGGAATATCTTATAAATTAGTCTTATCTCCATCCACCGATTCCGATCCTCCCGCCGCGTCTTTCTGGACCATAGATAATATCACGCCGATAAATGACGCCAATACACTGCTGGATCAATGGTTGACTGGGCCATCTCCGACATATATCAATGCCACGCAATTCACCCTGGTCGGAGATCAGACAACAACATTTCACGTTGGGCGCAGATTAAAAACGACTAACACCGGCGGATCAATTTATAGCACGATCACAACCACGGCTTACACGACGTTGACTACGGTCACAGTAGTCAACGATTCTGGGTCCTTGGATTCGGGATTAAGCGCGGTTAGTTATGGGCTTTTAACTGCTTCCGATGCGGCGGTTCCGTGGGCCAAAATCGCTTCTACTGGATGGACTTTCATCAAGGCAGTTACCATGTCCGACGTAGTTACCATGTCCGGGAAGTCTATCATCGAGGCCAATGCTTCCATCGCCGCTCACGCCACGACCATGAACCCGTGGAGTCTAGGTAACTATGTAACCGCTACCGGCACGGCTGTAACTTTCACCGATCTCGCCGATGCCCCGCAAGCCGGGGCCGAAGTCGAGATATACATGAATGCCGCGCACACCTGGACGAATAACGCCAACCTTGAGGTGGATGGGAATGCCAATTACATAGCGACGGTGGGAGATAGGGTATTGCTCCGCGCCAAATCCACGACTGTAACCACCGTGCATCCTCGGAGAAAGGCCGGATCTGGCAAGCTCATTCAGCGCGTCGAGGCGACTCCGTATACGGCGTATACGACCATAAACACAGCCATCCCGGGCGACGACACAATTCCGCAAAATACCGAAGGCGCCGAAATGCAGACGGTGTCCATCACACCGACGAACAGCAACAATCGCCTGGTCATCCGAGCTAGTTGTACATGCCTGAGTCACAGCGGCGCCGGAATGCTTCTAGGTGCGATATTCCAGGATGCCACGGCGGATGCCCTGGCCGTAGGGAATGTCCAATCGTCCGCTGTTGGCGCACCGATACAACTAGTGGTCACGCATGAAATGGCTGCAAACCAGATAACCGAAACGATGTTTAAATTCCGCCTGGGTCCGAACTCTGGTCAAATGTATGTAAACGGCAACAACACTGCGCGGCTCATGGGTGGCTTAAACAACGTCAGGTTTTTAGTCGAGGAAATTGCAACGTGATGTCGCTAGGCTTTCTAAGCAACCATGCCGCTCTGCATGCACTCGGAGCCACGATAGTCACATCCACCGATTTTGAGACCAGTTATGCGCCGGACAATCTGGACATTTCCGGTCTGGCCGCCGCCGTCCTCGCGGCGGCAAAGGCTTCTAAGAAGAAACAATTGCAAGCGGTTTATGATCTAAAGATGTCCTCCGGATTCACCTCCTCCGCCCTCGGTGCCGCATATATCTACGCCACCGACGATGACCGCAAGGCGATCCTGACCGCAGGAGCCTTGCGCGCGTTTCGGGGGTTGACACAGAATTATTATTGCACTGATGTCGCCACCGGAATCGGCGCCATTCGTGCTCATACTCCCGCGCAGATGCTCCAGGTGTTGGACAATGCCGAAGCCATAGCGCAGGCGTATTTAAGCAGTCTGCTCGCTAAGACGGCGGCGGTGACAACGGCAGCGACCGAAGCAGAGATAAATGCTATTAGCTGGTGAACCGATTGAGGAGGAATGGTGGATGAACCAGGAAGAAATCAAACGGCTGGCGGCGACGCTGGCACCACAAATCATCGCGTCCATCCGCGAATCAAAGCATGATTTCTGGATAGACCCGGAGAACCATTTCAGGGCGCACATCGTAATGGACCAATTCGCCGAGTGTCTTGACATGGAGACATTACAGACCTTGCGCGATCTACTCAAGGCGTATCGCAGGGGAAGAAAGCTATTCTTTGCGGCGTTCGTCGGGTTGATGATCGTCGGCGCGCTCGGACTGGTCGCTATCGCAATCGGAATGAAACCGCCATGGAAATGAACAAATTCGATAGGGCAATCGATCTTATTTTGGCCGAGGAAGGAGGATATGTAATAGATCCGCTTGATCCTGGCGGAGAAACAAAATATGGAATTTCCAAACGCGCGTATCCTGAAATCAACATCGGCAGCCTGACTTTGGATCAGGCGAAGACTATCTACATGCGCGATTATTGGGAGCCATGTAAGTGCGACAGTCTGCCTTGGCCATTGTCCTTATTTGTTTTCGATGCCGCTGTCAATCAAGGAACTGACGCGGCGATCAAGATGCTGCAACATACGCTACAGACCAATCAAGACGGCATTATCGGTTCCGTGACTTTAAGGCTCGCCGGGGAATCTCGGAAATGGCACTGGGCGCGCTTCATGGCCTTCCGAACCATGAGGTATCAAGGCACCCGCAACTATGATCGTTTCGGTGAAAACTGGTTGATCCGTATATTCCGGATCGCTATGGAGGCCTAGGATGGAAACTATTCTCGCGTCACTTGTCGCCCCCGCTGCTGTTGATATGCTCAAAAATCTATTCGCGTCAGCTTCCCGCAAATGGATCGGGTTATCGGTGGACGATCAGATCAAATTAGAGAACGCTAATATAGAGAGGCTGAAAGCCCTGGCGCTGTTGGATAATCCCAACGGAACACCTTCTCAATGGGTTATAAACCTCCGTGGGGCCTCCAGGTACGTCGCAGTCATCCTGTCCGTGGGGGTAGGGGCGGGGATGATGTTAAAGGCCACCACGCCCGAACTGGAGGTCTTGGGCTTTGAGCTTGTCGCCATGCCTGTCAGCTTCCTTTTCGGCGAAAGAATGTATCTTGGATTCAAAGGTAA